GTGCGCTTCTGACCGTTCTTGTCTTCGTAGGAACGGGTCTGGCACTGGCACTCCACAAGAGCCGTGCTGCCCTTGCGTAAATACTGGCAAACGAACTCTGCCGTTTTACGCCATGCCACGAAATTCAGCCAATCGGTAGCCCGCCGGCCATCCTGACCGACATTGTCCCGGTCAACGGCCATGCGAAAGCTGGCGACTGTCAGGCCGCTCTGTGTGGTCCGCATTTCAGGATCAGCGGCGAAGCGGCCCTGAAATGTGCAATTATTCAGCATCGGTGTCCTCCTGCTTGGCAATCAGCTCCGGATGAACTGCAAGCATCAAATCCAGCACAAAGTTACCAATGTCGTAAACGCTGCCGCCTGCACCCTTGTGATAAATGAGGCTGAGTTCGGCCTGCTTCTGGATCAGTTCCTTGTACTCCTCAACCGGGATAGCGATGGTCTGGACGTTCAAATCTTCCATAACTGGTTCCTTTCTTCTCGCATGATGCGGACCACCTTGCGGCACTGGTCCACATCGAACATTCCAATATGCGTAAATTCAATCGGGGTGCCCATCTTCTCGGACAGCCAGCGGTAGGCCTCATTCCGGCGGCCGCGGTAGGGACCGTATTTCCAGAGCGGGTCAAATGCTGCATGAGCTGCCTTTTTCCAGTTGCGCAACTCCGAATTTGCCAAGCGGCCAAGGGGTTTGTCAGACCCCTTGTGTACGCCGACATAGGCACCGCAGCGAGGGCAGAGGTAAATCATGCCGAAGCTGTGGCCGTGGTAAACCACCGAACTGTCTACGAAGTCTGCGGGCGTTCCGCAGTAGTCGCAGATGACGATTCGGCCTTTCATCGTGACCATTCCTCCTTGTACCGGGCCAACTGCTCCGGGGTATCCGTCTCGATACCCAGAGCCTTGGCTTCATCAATCGCACCGTCAATCAGGTGTGAAAATTCTTTCGTGTCCATCTTGCTGGTGTCCTTGTAAACCAAGTAGCAGTTGAACCATTTTCCGTCCTCTTCCCGCACATCAAAGCAGCGGGTGTATTTGTAGAGGTCGTGAACATCCACGCTGACCGGAAGTTTGAAGCCCACGGTGCAGCCATCCTTATCTCTCGCAACCGTTCCGTAGGCCACAACCAGCCGCTCTTTCACAAGGTCGTCCGATTCGCCAGTTTCGGCGGCGATCTTGTTGACCAGAACATGAAAGTAGGCGTTTGCACTGTGGCTGCGCTTGTTGCGGTGCTTCTTGATTTCAATGTCCAGCAGCGGCTCCTGATTCAGCTTGTCCCACAGGTTTCGGAAATCGGAATCAACTTCCAGCGTGATGCGCTGCTTGCGGTTCAGACTGAAACTTATGTCCACGAGCCGCCCGGTCATAAGGCTTTCCAGTGCTCCTTGAACTCGGCCATCAGCCCATAGGCATCCAGCCAGTCAAAGAAATCCGAAATGATGGGGCGAATATCCGGCGTTTCGTCCCGGCGGTAGCACTCCGTCCAGACATCCATGCCATTGCTGACAAGGTAGGAAAACTGCTGCGCCTCCGGGATGAGCAGCATATAGGTGGGGTGCTGAGTGCTGGAATAGAATTTCCCGCGCTCATAGCCCCTACTGAACTTGATGTCGTAGATGGTGCCAGCCTTGAGGGCATCGAGGCGGCCATACAGGACTACATCCATGCCGCGCACCTGAATGGTTTTGCGGGATTTAAACTGCAACTGTCCACCCTTGATGATGGCGGCAATCTGCCCGGCGGCCCAGCTCCACGGATTATTGGGGTCATCGTGGCCGTTGACAATGGAGGTCACAAGGTTCTCAAAGTCAATGCCGTTCTGCATAGCCTCCGTCCGGGGCGTAGGCTCCCGACGCAGGACCAGCATAAACTCTGCCAGCGGGTCGCCCTCGGTGGTCAAATCCTCGTAGGGATTCTCCCGGATGAGGTGCAGCCACGAGGACAGCAGCGAGTGAGTAACAAGGTATGCAGCCATTACTGTGCCTCCTCTGCGGGCTTGTACTGGGCAGCGGCCGTATCAAAAGTCAGGCCGAGAGCGGCAATCTTAGCTTTCCACTTGGCATTCAGTTCCTGACGGGAAGTCAAGTGGTGCTGAAGAGCCTTGAACGGCGGCATGGAAGCGTTGGCGGTATCGGCATCCTTGATGCCAGCAATGATCTTGCTGCCCTCCTGCATGACCTGCTCGTAGGCTTCGTTCTCCTTGGCATTTGCAGCCACCTCCTCGGCGGCCTTGCTGTTGTACTCCTCAAACAGCTTGGTCAGGAAGTCGTTCGGGCTGCCGGGGCCGAGGGCGGGAATCTTATAGACACCGTGGATGCCGCGGGTGCCCTTGGCAAAATATTTCTCACAGTTGGAGAAACCAATGGTGCGGTCGTTGCCGTACATTTCCACGAAGCCGCCCAGATCCATAGGCTCCCACACATTGTTCTTGGTCTTACCCTCGACCTTAATGCGGAGACGGGTGTTATCGCCGTCCTTTTCCTCGGTGGCGTGGAAGACCACCACGATGTTCTTCTTCAGCTCGTAGAAGCAGTAGTCCATCAGCCGGACGAACTCGCGGCCAACAAAGCCATAGCCCTTGAGGGACAGACTGCCGTCCCGCTGACCATACTTGGGGTTCTGCTTGATAGCCCACAGGCCCATCAGGGTGATAAGCTTTCCGGCGGTATCGAACACCAGCGTCTCGAAGTCCTTGAGGTTCTCCGGCTTCAGGTCATTCAGAATCTCGTCATAGCTGCGGGGCTGGATGTACGGCATACGGTAGCGAGGTTCGATACGGTCAATGCCAAAGTCGCAGTCGATGTGCAGCGGGCGGGGTGAGGACAGGGCCAGCGTGGACTTGCCGATGCCGGGGTAGCCAGCAATGAGCATCCGAATCTTCTTTGCGCCGTCCTGAATGTCGTTGGGATTGCGAATCATAATGTTTACTCCTTTTCAGTTGATAGGCTTACTTGCGGAACATGACGTACTTGCCGGTGGTACGGTTGACCAGCTCCATGAAGTCCGGGCCATCCCGGACACAGAGGTACAGGCGGAAGTCCCAGCCCTGTGCGGAAAGGGCCTCTTTCTGCTTGCGGGTCAGCTTTTTGCCTCTTACTTTCAAAAAATCACCCCCTCCTCGGCCTTGTTGACAGCGATGTTCAGAGTGATGGTCTCCCGGCAGCGGAGGCCGAAGTTGCCGCCCGGGCCGAACATCTTGGTTTTCTCGAACTCCCTTGCGCTGTACACGCTGGAGCAGTTCAGGATATTGGGAATGCGGTCGGGATGCACTGCCCGGAACGCCTGACACGCCATATGGTAGTTGGGTGCCCAGACCTCCGTCCACCCACCGCAGTACGGCTGGACATCATCGGAACCGTAGGTGAAGTAGAATTTTTCCAGATCCATCATTCGGCCTCGCTTTCGTCCTTGATACTGATGCCGAGCGCGAAAAGCAAGAGAATCAGGTTGGTTTTATCATCCTCGGTCAGGCTCACAAAATCACGCTCGCCGTCCACAAAGCCCTCGCCGAGAATCACGGCGTTGCCAGCAATGGGCTGACCGTGTTCCGGCGTGCCATAGAGGATGCTGGCAATGTTATTGACGGGGGAGCCTTTCAGCAATCCCTCATCATCTACCACCATGCAGAGGCCTTCCGGCAGATACTTGGGATGAACCACCTCGATGTAGCCGCCGACCTCTTTCTGGAGGTTATCCAGCAGCGGTTCGCCGAAGTCCTTGAGCTGAATCCGATTCTCAGTGTCAAATACCAATCCTTTCATAAAAATCACTCCTTTTCCGGGAAGCACTCGTTGACTTCCCATGCATCTGCGGCCTCTAAGCAGCGGTCGCAGCCAACGATTGTGCCATCATCGGTGCGGTAGATGGTATCGCACCTCTGGTGGCAGAGGGGGCACACAGGAGGCTCAGGGTAGCCAGCTTCTTCGTCAGTCGGATACAGCATCCAGCACCTCCCGGAGCTTGCGCCCCATCCAGCGGCCTACATCATCGAACATCCCCATGCTGTCCAGCCAGACAAACAGGGCTGCGATAACAGAGGTCACAGCAAACTGCGCCGCCGGGGCACGAGCTGCTGCCTGTTCAGCGGTGAGGCCGTACACGGTCATCAGGATCTTAATCACGTCTTGTTCTCCCCTTTCTTTCTTTGCTGGTAGGCCTCCCATGCGGCATCCAGCTTGGCTTCTCCGTCCGGCATGGCCATGATTTTGAGGTAGAGCCTCTTGCAGCCCCGCGCCAGCCGGGCGGTATCTTCGGGACTGATTTCATCCAAGTGGATGTGGATGTCAGATCGGAAGAGCACACGTCTGAACTCCAGTCACGATCA